AATTACTAATGCTGGTTCTGGATATACTTCTAACCCTACAGTAACTGTTGCTGCTCCTCCATCTGGTACTACTGCCCTTGCAACTGCTTCTTATGTTGCTGGTGGTGTTAAAATTAATAATGGAGAAAGTTACCTTGGCACATATTCAAGTGGACAAGGTGTGTTCGGAGAATTTGCTGCAAAATATCCAGGTTCTCTTGGAAATTCACTTAAAGTTTCTATGGCAGACAGTTTGTCATATGCTGGATGGGAATATGCGTCACAATTTGATGGTGCTCCTGGAACATCAGCTTATGCTAATGCTAATGGCGCAGCAAATGATGAGATGCATGTTATTGTTGTGGACGAAGATGGTCTATGGACTGGTGTTAAAGGTAGCACTTTAGAAAAGTTTGCCTTTGTTTCCAAAGCAGCAGATTGCAGAAAATCAGATGGAACTAACAACTTCTATAAAGATGTTATTAATGCAACTTCTGAATATATCTGGTGGATGGATCATGTTACATCTTCTGATATTGCCACTGCATATGCAGCTAGTACTGCATATTCAAGAGGACAGATATTAACATCTGGTGGTAATACTTATATCGTAAGAACTGCTGGAACAAGTTCAGCGTCAACTGCTCCAACTCACTCTAGTGGTGATGCGACTAATGGTACAGCTATTTTAACAGCTATTACATCATTAACAAATGGTTGGGGTTCTACAGCTATTAATGCTCCTGGATTGACATTCGGTGTTATCCCTGTTGCTATTAGCCGTAGCTTATCTGGCGGTGTTGATGCTTTAGCAGCAACTGATGGTCAGCTACAAACAGCATGGGAACTCTTTGCAGATGATTCTCAGTATGATATTTCTCTACTACCAGTAGGTAAAGCCAGTGCTACTCTTGCAACATACATTATTCAAAATGTGTGCGAGACTCGTCTTGATTGCGTAGCCTTCGTTTCACCACAAAATACTTCTACTGGTGAAATTATTACTGGTCAAGGTTCAACTCCAATCAGTCAAATCACTGCATATCGTGACCTTCTACCAAGCACTTCTTATGCTGTTATGGATTCTGGTTACAAGTATCAGTATGATCGTTACAATGATGTATACCGTTACATTCCATTGAATGGCGATACTGCTGGTCTTTGCGCTCGTACTGACTACACTAACGATCCATGGTTCTCTCCAGGTGGTTTAAATCGTGGTCAAATTAAAGGTGTTGTTAAATTAGCAGTTAACCCAACTAAGACAGATCGTGATACTCTTTATAAGAAGGGTGTTAATCCTGTTGTTAACTTCCCAGGAGAAGGTACTGTTCTATTTGGCGACAAGACTCTATTGTCTAAACCAAGTGCGTTCGATCGTATTAATGTTCGTCGTCTATTCATCGTTATGGAAAAGGCTATTGCTACTGCTGCCAAATTCCAGTTGTTCGAATTTAACGACAGCTTCACTCGTGCGCAGTTTAAAAATCTAGTAGAACCATTCTTGCGTGATGTTCAAGGTCGTCGTGGTATTACTGAATTCGTTGTTAAATGCGATGAATCTAATAACACTGGTCAGGTTATTGACGCTAATCAGTTCGTTGCTGATATTTTCGTTAAGCCAAATCGTTCTATTAACTTTATCACTCTTAATTTTGTTGCTGCTCGCTCTTCAGTAAGTTTCAATGAAGTTGGTGCGTAATAGATAAATAGAAGAACACAAGGAGAATTAAATGGCAAATATTGCTGACTTCAAAGCACAAATGATCGGGGGCGGTGCTCGCCCTAATCAGTTCCGTGTTGATCTAACATTCCCAAGTTATGTTACACTGGGTCCAGTAGCTGGCGCTCGTGCACAGTTTTTGTGTAAGGCTGCTCAGTTACCTGCTTCTACTATTGAGAACATTCCTGTTCTTTATCGTGGTCGCCCAGTTAACTTTGCTGGTGAAAGAACATTCCAACCATGGACTATCACTGTCTATAACGATACTACTTTTGGTATTCGTAATGCTCTAGAGCAGTGGCAGTCTGGTATCCAAAACTACAATGCAACTAATGGTCGTGTTAACCCAACTGACTATCAAGTTGACTTGCAAGTTCACCAACTAGATCGCAATGGCGCAACAGTAAAATCTTATACTTTTGTTGATGCGTTCCCAACTGCTATCTCTGCTGTTGCTTTAGATTACGAGCAACAAAACGCAATTGAACAGTTTGATATAGAGTTTACATACAACTTCTTTACATCTGTTACTGGTGCTGCTGCTGGCTTTGGTGTTAGCACAACTATCAACACACCAATTGGATCGTTCCCTATCGGTAGTGGCGTTTAATTATTAAATTAACTTGAGGGTTATACATTATCCAATTGTTTGGCTTTGAAATAAGTCGTAAAAAAGAACAGGAGATACAGAGCGTTGTAACTCCTACTTCTATAGATACAGGCGCAACTGTAGTAAACACTGGCGTTAATGCTGGTGGTTACTACGGTATGGTCATGGATCTTGAGGGTATCATTAAAAACGAAAACGATCTTATCCGTCGTTATCGTGAAGTTGCTCAATATAGTGACTGTGATGGTGCTATTGAAGATATTGTTAATGAAGCTATCGTTGCTAATGAAGATGAAACTTCTGTAAAAATTGTATTGGATGAACTTAAAGTTTCAGCCTCTATCAAAAATAAAATTACAGAAGAATTTCAAAATATATTGCGTCTTCTGAAATTTTCTCAGAATGCTCATGAAATCTTCCGTAC